AAGAAACAGCTTGGAACGCTGGTGCTTTTGATAGAGCTATGTCTGAATTAAGACAGAAAAGAGATAGATTACTTGCTGCTACTGATTACCTTGCGTTATCTGACAATATACTGTCTGCTGAAATGTCTGCATACAGACAAGCGTTAAGAGATATAACTAATAACCTTACAACAGTTTCTGACGTAGATAACGTCACCTTTCCTTCAAAGCCTGAATAGGCATTAACAATTTAATCACGGAGTATAATTATGTTTGACAACTGGTTTAAAGACTTTGACCCACTAAATTACAAAGCGGTCAAATCTAATATTAATAAGTTTAACCAAAAAGTTACTGACTTTTGGAAAGACTTCTATAACGACATTTTTAATAATATCAAAAAAGACTAATTCCTTTTTACATTGAGGTATTTCAATAACGGCTTAGCAGCCAGGCAGCTTGCTATCCTGGAGCTAATCGATGACGACACTTATGTATTTACAAATATAGATGGTGTTGGACCAATAGATTTAATTACAGTTAATATTAAAACTAAAGAGGTTCAGTTCATAGATAGCAAAGCTGATAATCCAAAGAAGCATCGTAAACGAGATTATACAGAACTCCAAAAAGAGTTAGGCGTTAAGCATATGTACATCAATTTAAAAAAAGGAACGAAGATAATTGATAACGAAAAATCGGATTTAAAATATGAACTTAGAATATGTAAAAAACAGGATTAAAGTACACGAAGGCTTTAGGAATACTGTTTATACTTGTCCTGCTGGAAAGCTTACTATTGGATATGGTCATATGCTTGTCGAAGGTGATGAGTATGTTGAAGGTGTAGAATACGACAAAGCAGAATTAGACGAATTATTTAATAAAGATTTTAAGATAGCGCTTGATGATGCAAACAGCATTATATCAGACCAGGAATTAGAAATACCTGATTTAGCAAAAGAGGTTTTAATTGAAATGTGTTTCAACATTGGAAAGCCTCGTACTTTAAAATTTAAAAAAATGTTAGCTGCAATGAAGGAAGGTAAATTCCAAAGAGCAGCAAATGAATTAATTAACTCTCGTTATTATACTCAGGTTACAAAACGAGTAGAGCAGTTAGCTTTAATATTAAGAGGATTAAAAGATAAATGATATGGGGATTGATAGGTAAGACTTTAATTAGTCATACAACAGGTGCTTTAAAAACACATTTAGAAAAAAGACAGAATAAACAGATAGCAGAAATAGAAGCTTCTAAAGAAGTACAAAAATCACAAATAGAAAACTCAGGACATAAAGATGAAGTAATTCTATTATGGTTTTTAGTTATCTTCTCATTACCTTTGTTTGGTGAAACTGAGAGATTTCTTGCGTGGGCCAAAGTGTTAGCAGCATTACCTTCAGAAATATTTTATATTTTTGGTGCGATTGTTGCAGCGTCTTTTGGAATTAAAATTTCAAATATATTTAAAAAATAATGGCAAAGAAAGTTGTTCGAACTTTCGAGCGAAAGCCTCGTAAAAAAATCGGCAGACATAAAAAGAATATGTCTAAATCAGAAAAACGTAATTACAAAAAATACAATCGACAAGGACGAAGATAATGAAGATAAGTGAAAACACCAATATTGGTTTACCATTAAAAAATTTATTAGGATTAATTACAGCTATTATTATAGGAGCATGGTTTGCTTTTACTGTTATAGAAAGATTAAACCGTTTAGAAACTAAAAACCAGCTTTTTGAAAAAGATTTATTAGAAGCAAGTAAACAACTTCCCATTGATAAGGAACAATTTATGCTCTTGGAATGGCAAGCAAAACAAATAGAAAAGATGCAAAAACAATTAGAAGATAATGTGCATACAGGTGTGATGTTAAAACAACACTCTAAAGAAATAGAAAAGATTAAAAAAGATTTAGAAAAATTAAAAGATGCAACACGAGATATTAAATTTTCAAACGGTAATGGTAAATACTAATGATTGAGGTTGTTGCTTTACTTCTTTATTTAGGCAATCCAGTAGAGTTAAAAGAACATACGCTGATGCCTAGCTTCAGTGAGTGTTTATCTAAAAAAAGAATAGCATCAAGAAATTCTAACAATGCCACTTATCAGTGCGCTAAAGTTTTAGCCACTGTAGAGAATGGAAAAATCATAAACATATCGAGTAAATAAAATGAAAACAATTTGGAAAATATTAGATAAGTTCGCTTGCTGGTTATCAAACCAATGCTGGAAACAATTATATAAAAACAGAACTGTTACGACTTGTAAATGTAAACGTAGAGGTAAGTAATATGGACTTCAAAGATTTTATTAAACTGATTAAGTTCAGAGATAAGTTATCTAAACAACAAGCTCAAGTTACTTATGCAATGAAGCATAGACAAAGCAGACCTAGAATTAAAAAGAACATAATTAAAGATGGCTTATAAAACTAAAGCCTGGCAGCGTAAGGCAGGTAAAAATAAAAAAGGTGGACTTAACGCAAAAGGAAGACGTTCTTATAATAGAGCAACAGGTGGAAATCTAAAAGCACCAACGAAGAAAAAAGGAAGCAAACGTAGAAAATCATTTTGTGCAAGAATGAAAGGTATGAAGAAAAAACTTACCTCTCGTAAGACTGCACGAAATCCTAACAGCAGAATTAATAAAGCTCTCAGAGCCTGGAACTGCTGATTTAATCATAACACCTGGAGTATCTATGCCACGTAAAAAACGTGAAATAGAAGTTACTTGTTTTCTATGTGGAAACAAAACTTCTCAATTTACTGTTACTGCTGCAAAGCAAATCTTTTGTCATATCGGAGGAGCTATTGGAGTTCCACCAACAAAAGACTGTCACACACAATACCTAAAAAATAAGGAGGCTGAAAATGTACGGAAAAAACAGTTACAAGCACAACAAGAAATCAAACTTAAAGAAGAAGAAGAAAAAAGGAAAAAAGAAAAAGTAAAATCCTTTTCTTCTATCAATCAAAAACTAGAGGAGTTTCATAATCAATTTGGAACTCCTAAATCTAAGAGGTCCTATTTATGAAAAAAGGCTATCACAGAACCAAGTCTGGTCGTAAAGCTAAAAAAGGTTTGTATTACAATATCCATGCTAAAAGAAAGCGTGGTGGTAAACCTAGAAAGCCTGGCAGCAAAGGTGCGCCAACAGCTAAAGCTTTCAGACGTGCTGCTAAAACAGCTAAAAAAAGATAATCAATTAGTCTGATATTTTATATGCCAGGTAAAACTCTCACCATCATTAACTTCAGTCGTTGTAGTCTTACCTAATTTCTTCGCTTGAAATATCACAAAGCTTGGTACGTATTTGCCAAGCTTTTCTTCATCAATAATCATTTCTTTATTAAAAGTTTTTCCAACTATTTTTACTACAAACATTCTTCTTATATATTCCGAGTTTGGTGCAAATCTATGGTAATTTTTTTGGTGCAAAATAACACTAGGATATTCTTATTACTTGGTATATATAATGTATCTGAAGAACTTGTTCTTCGGTGATGTGGTGACAGCACAAATTAAGCTTTGCACCACTTTTGCACCAAACGGTCTGGGGGTGTAGCTCAGCTTGGTTAGAGCGCCTGCCTGTCACGGCATAGCACCTTATCACCTTTAGATAGAACAAGTTTTTCCTAACTTAAAAAAAGGATAGGAAATGCTTAACGTTGTACAATCCCATATAATTGAAGTATCGGATTGCAGTTGTAAAATTCTTGCACCAGTTCTGCACCACTTTTGCATCAGGTATTTTTATATAAAAAATAAAAAACCGAAAATGCCGAACAAGCTAAGAACTATTGCCTTGAGTGTTACGAACTCTTGCCAATTAAGCTCAGTTTCCTAAAGATAAACTATGTATAGAGTAACTCCAAAACGAGACGGTTATATTGTTCTAAGAAAATCTGACCGTAAGCAAACCCACAAAGGTTTGTTCCATACAAAAAAACAAGCTGTTGAACATATGAACAGCTTAATTACAGAAAATGCTGTAACAGAAAAAAGCGACTATTTATTTGTAGATGCTTTTTCATCTTGGATTAGCGAGCGAGAAGCTGTTTCTGCTAATTCTGATGCTGCATTAACTAAAGGTGCTATTGAGCCTTATATCAATGATTTAAAGCTACGTATAAAGCCGTATATGCCTAATATCGCTTTATCTGAGTTCAACTATCTTGTTATGAAAAAGTTTTTATTAGACTGTTTTAAAGCAGGATATAAGTTTAAGCGTTTACAACGTACGGTTAGGAACATTAAGACGTTTCTAAACCATATGGCTAAAGAAGGTAAGAAGCCATGCCTGGATATGCTTAAATTTAAGATTGAAGATGTTGAAGCTATTGTTCCAGCAGATTATGAGCAACGCTTTGAGAAGGAAACCCAGGTCATTGATGAAACATCTGTAGGCGATATGCTTACCAAATTAAATGCAAATAAAGATGAGGATTTCAAGTCAGCATTAACATTTGCAATATTTGTAATGATGTTTTTATTTGGTTTAAGGCGTTCTGAAATTAAAGGCTTAAAACCTGAGCATATAAATATTGATGAAGGTTATGTATCTATCAAAGGTATTTATATTAAGGGTGAAGGTGGATATTTAAGACGTACTAAAAACAGAGGCAGTTTCAGAAATATTGATATTGATGAAAAAGCTGCTGCATTTTTTAAATGGTGGTTTTTAGTATTAAAAAAATATCGACCTCATACACTATGGTTATTTCCAACAATTAAAAATACTGGAGGGCCTATTTCAGATAGAGGTCTTTCAAATATTTTGTGGTCCACTTATGCTGCTAATGGTTTAGCAAAAATAGAGTGGAAGTCTGGTCATGTTATAGTGATTGATAGTCCATTTAAAGGCGCTCCGATGAAAACTTGGAGACATCGATTAGCTACATTGCTTGTTGACAATATGGCTTTTGATAAACATTTAACTACAAATTTTGTAAAGGCTAGAATTGGTCATACAAGATTTACTACTACTCAAGATATTTACGGAAATCATAACCGTAAAGCTTCTGCTAAATCAACTGCATCAGTTGCAAAACTTATTGGAACTTCGAAAATTCTTTAGGTACTAATACTCATGGAAGCCTTGGATTGTTAAAATCTGAGGCTCTCAGGAGCTTTTTTTTTCAAAAAATATTAGCTTTTTGATAAAGCGATTAAAAAACCCATAACTAAAAGACCTATCCATAGTGCAGCAGGCGCACCAAAATATTCTTTTTCTTTTTTCTTTTTAGATTTCTTTTTTTTCATTATCTAAAATTTTATCAGAGTAAGTGTAATTGAACAATGCTTTGTCTGGCACGAGATGTCCTCGAGCTTCCATATTATCTCCACCTTTTACTAATGGAAAATCTTTAATTATTTTTTTTAACAAATCTGTTTTAATCATAATCCAAATTTCACATTCTCTGTCCGGGTGATACAAACCAATAGCATACATTTTGCTTTCAGTTCTCATTATGCCAGATGGTTTTCCAGCATCTTCTACTTCAATAAAAACATTTCCTGTTTTATGCCAAAGTCTATCTGTCTTAATCTCAATTTTACCAGATACATCTTCATAAAATTTATCTTCCTTTTCTAAACCCCAGGCTAAATCTTTATCAAATTCTGGTCTAGCTTTAACCATTTGATGCTACAGCTCCATCTTCTGTAGCACATCAAGACCAGCATACGATAGACTAGCCAGTACAGGAACTGGTCTTAGATTAAAAGAAAGGATACCTGCCTGGCGACTTGGAGAAGTTAGCACTATTTCTTTTGCTCCTTCAATCTCTCAATAATTTTTTTCAAATTATCGTTCTCTTCAGTTAAACGCTTTTCTTGCTCAACAATAATGTCTCGCTCTTTTGTGATTTCGTCCAACTGTTCTGTAAGAATAATAATATTATGAAACAAAGCTGATTTAGTTACGTGCTTTAATTCCTCTTCTTTATCTACAATTAATGTGACATCGAATAATTTATTATCTATACTGTTAAAAAAATCTTTATTCGTCATGGTCCTCAATTACCTCCAATGTATCTTTATCAGTTAAATCATATTTAGAATGTGGCTCTTCTAATTCTGTAATTTCTATTTTTGTTTCTTTAGCTGCTTTCTTTAAATGGTCCTTTGCCTCTTCAATAACCAAACTAAGTGAAGGATAGTTCTGAGGATATACTCCGAAAAGATAAAGATTATCTAAACCTGTAATGGCTGAACTTAATCCTCTTAATCTTTTTCTAAGCCTGGTAATTTTACTATCAAACTCAATCATTCTTAATTAACTCCTTTAGTTTGTAAGTTACGCTGTGAACTTTAAAATCTGTTACATCAGCTGTAGTTGTTTCTGGGTGTAAACCTTCTTGTGCAGCTTCCTCATTGATATATTCTTCAGTTACTACAACAGCAGCTTCACCAACTGATTTTTTAACTATTCTTGCCATGCTTTAATGCCTCCAAGAAATCATCACGTTTTAATTGTTCATCAACAGATTTATAAAATTCGTAACTATCTAAATAATCTTTAGCTTTTACTTCTCCATTATTAAGATGTTTACATTCTTCTATTGCTAAAATTTTAGGAGCTAAATCTGGGTCAGCAAGTTCATTTAATTTAACCTCGAATAAATTTGCTATTTGATTTGCACGATACAAACATAATTGATTTGCGCCTGTTTCGTATTTGTAAACTTGCTGCCATCTTACACCAATTTTATTTGCAACATCTGTCATAGTCATTTTATTACGATGTCTTAAAAATTTGATGTTAACTCCAACAACTGCATTATAAGATTTTTGTTGTAATGTGTGTGGTTTACCCATTGTGTGCCTCCTGGAACTGCTTCAAGTCTTGCAGCATTTGTTCCTTGTTAAGCTCACGGCTGTTTTCAACTGTAGTATAAAAACATCTTTCAGGCATGGCTTGGTAAAAAGAACTAAAGCCAATATAAAACTGTAATTGACCTTTATATTTTTTTACATACCAGTTGCTGTCATTTAGTTTTTGCCAAGGTCCAGTTTTTGGATTACAAAAATCTTTTGTGTGTAATGAATTATAGCTTCGTCTTACTCTCATATAAAGTCCTCCTCTAATTTGGTTTTGAGTAATTGATTTGCTAATAATGAAATTAGCTTTGGCGCTACGCCACGTGAGAAACTCATTGTTTCTCCAAAATCTGCTAATACTTCTAACTCCTGCTGTTGGAGCTGCACGTTATCCCAGTGAGGCAGTTGCACAACTGCTTCAACAGTATTTGTAGTAACAGCAATCATCATTTCTTGCTCTCTAAGTTTTTTATTTTCTTTACCTGGAAATTTAATTATCTCCGCCATCTTTTACGTATTCCTTATAAAGCTCAGCACACCACTCATCTTTTTCAAAAGTGTCATAGTGAGAAAGCTCCAGTGAGAGTTTAAATGTTTTATAGTCCATTGGTTTTCCATTATTTAATTTCCAATTCCGAACTGTCTTCACGATGTATTTGTTCTGCGATTTTGCCATATTGCATTAAGTCTAAGTAACTATCTTGTTTGTATTTATGATTTGCACGAACCAGTTTGGCAGCTGCATACAGCAGCGCCACCTGGTGAGGTCTTATTTTTTTTTCTAAAAGGATAGACCAAACATCTGCAATTTTTTGCATACCAACAGATGCTGGCCCATATTCCTTTTGCTTCTCAGCTTCGATTTCAGATAACAGTTTATTTATTATTTCTTGCGTCATTCTGATATTGTTCGAAACCTTTTGATATGAAATATTCAACCGTCTTTGACATACTAATCGGTAGCTCAAATTTCTTACCTGCAAGCTGCTCAAGCATCTTGTAAGTCTTCATATTAATAGCAACTGATTTATATTTCGAAGCGTCCATGATTAAACCTCCAAGTCGTCTAACGGCTCAACTCTATGCCAGTAGTAGTAAACACTTCCTTCGCCTAACTTACTGCCAGCTTTTGCTTCAGCTTTGTAACCGCCAACTCTATATTTTTTTCCATCAATAATAATTGAACCTTTAAGGTCGTAAGATGATGGATTATTTTTTGTTGGAACTGGAATTACAATTCCAAGTTCTTTTCTTTTACTTTGGTTATCTTCCATAATTAGATAGCTCCATTGGATTTAAGTTTAGATTTAATTTCAGTGTAGCGTTCCTGAAACTTAGAGTAGGTCAGCGGATTTTCTTTTTTTAAAATCGCCAAGTAACCTTTGTTTTTGGTTAGCCATTCCTGATAATTGCCAGCGTGAGATACAGCCTCTAAATCCCTTAAGAGTTGCTTCACTTTCTGGTCTTGCTGCTCAATTGCAGCTGAAACTTCTTCTGCAGATGCAATGTTATTGTCTTGCAAACCACAAAAAGCTAATGCTCTACCAACTGCTGATGTTTCACAATTCTCAACAGCAGATGTTTGATTTATTCTTGATGCTTTACGGTTTTCTTCCGCAATGCCTGTTCCAATTAATCTTCCGTCAATAAAAACTTTTGCTTTTACAGTTACAGTATCTGCATCTTTATCAACGATAGATGTTTGAATACTTAATTGTGTTCCAAGATTTCTTCTTGCAACTGCAACTCTTGTTGCAACAGTAGAATAATTTTTCCCATGTATTGCAACCGTTCCACCTTCGACTTTTTTAAAGTCGTCTATTGTACTAATGAGTAAGTCTTTGTGACCCATAAAAATACTCCTATTGCTGCGATAATTACAATCCAGTCTCTAACTGTTTGTAATTTTCTAGTTTGTAGTTTTTGCTTTTGGTGTTGGTCGTAAAATTCTTGCAAACGATAATCTTTCATTGCATTTACAACTTCACGCCTTATCTTAGTTTCCATAGTTCCTCCGCTAGTTTTAGATTGTCGTCACCAATATTATTCCATGCCCATGGGTGGTCTCGGTTCATGTCCACACTATCAATCATACTTGTAATGAGAACGTTACGGTCAAACTCCTGGTACATAGATAAGAGTTTTTCTCTTCGTCTAAAAATATTTAATAATTGCTCATATAATTTTTTCATTCCTTCGACTGTTAAATGAATACAATTGCTGCTATCAAAAATTTTAAAATCATTTGCGTTTGCATAAAATAATTTTACAGGAGCTTTAAAGTCATAAACCGCTGCATAATATGCACATTGCATCAAATGGTTATAAGAAGGCAGCGTAGGAGCAGTAACTTTAATAAAACTTCTGCTTCCGTCCTTTTTAATTTTGCCAAGCTTACTCCATTGTGTTTTCATCTCACAGATAACAACTGGTGGAGTATCACCATTAAAAACTGCGAGGTCTGTACGTCCAGTTAACGGCATAAGAAGTGAAGACTTCTTTTGTGTAACTGAAATAGATTGCTCAGCGATGATGGAGTTAAAAGAACTAACGCTGCCTAATATTTCCTCGATGCAAAGGAAACTGTTATTAATTACTGCTGGTAACTCTTCCAGGTATTTAAATTTTTTATCCTGGTCTTTTACATCTTCAGCTTGATACTCACTGAACATATTTACAGCTTCTGTAATTAAATCTTTTTTATCTCTGCCTTTTTTAAAATTATCTTGTGGCTCTAATTTTTTGTTAGGACCAATTCTATAAATTTTATCGGCATAAAAATTTTGAACCGCTTCACCAGCTGCAACACCTGCTTTCATTTGAGAATTACTTGGAAGCAAACGTCTTTGTTCCTGGGTCAATACCAGGTAACGGAATATCCATGCAGCATCAATTAAAGAAGCTTGAGTTGGAGACCAGTGGTGGATTTTTAATTTTTTTGCAAACTCAGGAAGAACTTCATTATCTGTTAATGGGTCTTCCAACACATTTTGATTTGTTTTAGTATTTTCTAACATACAAACCGAGATAATATCTCTTAGTCAGTTACGCAATGCGTTTTTGCCTATTAGTCTTTTTATACTAGCTTGTTAGGTTTGTTTGTCTTAGTTGGCGTTTTCGGCTTTTTCGGCTTTTTTAAAATCTAAAACGTTTGAATTTTTTGGTTCTTTTTTTCTTTTGCGTTTGTAAGCATAAAGGACGTTGCTATCTTGTTCGTTCCACTTGTCTAAATATTTAATCGGAAACCAACGTCTGCCTCTGAAAATAATAAATTGAATTGGATTATAAGTTTTGTCTCCATAAACATAATATTGAAAAGTCGTCCTTGGCATATCTAAATAAATAGCAGCATCTTTAGCATTACAACAATCCATGTCTTTTATTTTTTTTATTTTCATGCTCTTTTTTTCGCTTGGCTTATGTAATCTTTTAATTCATCTTTAAATTTTAAATTTTCTAATTCATTGTCTTTAACACTAATAAATTTATCCAATTCTTGTATTATTTTTTCAAATTCTTTAACTTGTGTTTTAGTTTTTTCTTTTAAACGAGCTTGTTGCTCAATAAGTTTTCTATTTTCTATGTCTCTAATTCTTTCTTGTATTTGTTGTGCTTTTTTAAAAGCATTAATAGAATTTTTTCTAGCACCTTTTAATACACTTAAATTTACAATTCCAACAATAGGTGATGAAAAAAATATTGATGAATTATTCTTAATAACTAAATCTTTAAAATTACCTTCTGCATATGGGTCAGGATTTGCAAATCTTACTTTACCTCTTACATTTTCATAAATACCAATGTGATAAGTTTTGGAATGAAAATCAAATTCTGGTACTTCTGTTTCTATTCCTACGACACAAAGTTCACCAACTTTTCCTTCATCTTGTTTACTTTCATAATAAAATAAAACTTGGTTATGTAAGAAAGAACCTGGAGACACAACTTTTACAGCTCTTATGTCTGGTCTATAAATATCTCTTGGACACGCAACAAAATTTTCCTCTGCTTGTGCAGCTACTTCACCTTGTGCGTAAGGAGCATCTGCGGTTACTCCATGTATAAAATCAACATGACCCCAAATTTTTACTAAAGGTTTTGGAAACAAAATATCAGATGGGTCGCAACCAAAGTATTCCCCATATTTAATTGCTTGCTCTCTTGTTATATCTCTTTCACCTTTTAAATGTTTGGTAATCATAGATGTATCAGCAAAACCTAATTTTTTAGCGAGTTCTTCTGAATTTAAAAATTCTTCTGCTTCTTTAAATTTATCAACTAATAATGAATTAGCGTTTCTGTAATTAAAAATACCAAGCTCAATTAATTCTTTTTGTTTTTTATCTAAATTAACATTCACATTTTTCGCTACCCTGTATTGTTGGGTATATTTTCCAGCAATAAAGTTTCCTGCATCATGCCAATTAAAAAGTTTTTCATTATCTGTTTTTATTTCAACAAGTTCACCATTTTGTCTAAAAGCATCAACAGTAGTTCTTCCAGTTAATAATGTAGGTCTTCTTTTTTCATCTGCTTCTTGTCTAGCATACAGCACTTGCAATTTTGCTTTACTCCAATGCTCTTTAAATTTTTCTAATTTAAATAGAGGAAGCCTTTTAACAACTTGATAATAAACTTTTTCTCTTTCTCCATTTTCTAAAATTATGTTTGTAATAACTGTATCGTCTCTATTTGTTTTGCTAAAAATTTTAACAAGAACTGACTTTTCCCCCATGTAAAGTTGATAATGAGAATAAACTAAAATTGCGCCTCTGTTTGGTGCGCTTGGTTCGTAATTGATAAAAACTTTATCTTTTTCGTAAGTACGTGTTGCTAAAATTTCTTTTGATAAAGGTTTTTTCCTCATATTTTCTGATATAATCTTTTTTGCCTACAAGTCAATAATGCAGTTAATGTTTGACAAATAAGCTGGCTTGGTTAATTCGCAAAAAGGTTAAATAAATGGCTAGTTTTTATATATCAGACCCAAAAGTATTAAATTTATTAACAATCAACGACCAAGATTGGCGTATTTACAGCTATTTATGCCAACAATTTAATGCAAAAGAGCTAAAATCCTTCATTAGATTAGTTAATATAGCTGGTCAATTCCAAATATCACTGGAAAACGTCCAAAAATGCCTGGATAAGCTAAGCAAAATAGAAATCGAAGGATTAAAATTAATTAGTATCCAGGACACTGGCTCTTATCTTAAATTTGATATGCCAAGGCACAAAGCTTTTATCCAAAGCCTTGGATTTAAAAAATACAATACAAGCAGAGGCTGGAGAAGCTTAAAACAGCACGTCTCACCAGAGATAAAACATAACTATAAATATGCTGACCTGGACCAATATCAATTGGAAGAGAAGCTTACCAGTTTGCCAATAGAGGAACTTAATCAAATGAAAGACAGCGATGTCAAATATCCGTGGGTGTTACGTAAATGCAAAAAAATTTAACAAGAATTATTGAAGAAAAAATAAAATTAGAAAAAGAGATTGAAAGCATTTTATATGATGCTGCCTTTTGTGAACGGTTCATTGCTAAACCAAATAACAACAGATGTCCTACAATGTATAAGCTGCTTGAAACTTATTATGATAAAGCAGACTGGGGTTTCCATGAAAAACCAAAACTAAAATTACGTGCAAGTCCAAGGCAAATGACCAGGTATGATTTAGCAATTGATTTGCTTTTAGAAATTACAAATGATGTATTTGAAAATCCTATAGAAGCACGAAAGCTTTTGTGGCTTCGTGCAAATAAGTTTGCCTGGACCAAGCTTGGTAAAATGTTTGGTTATCATCGTGTTAGAATTAAACAAAGATATGAGACTATCTTAGAGCGGTTAGCTAATAAAATTAGAATTAACATTGACAAATACGACAGATTATTTAGTTAATTTCTTTATCCTCAAAATATTTTTTTAAGAATAATATTATATTCTCCCAACCAGTTGACCAATAAGAAATCAGCTGTATAATTTTACTGTTGTAATTAAAACAGTTCAGTAAAAATAAGTTTCATTTCTTTTTTACTGTTTTTTCTTTTCCAACAGGAAATAAATATTATGAAGTTTAAACTACAGTGTATGAGTTACACTAGACAATCTAATTATACTGTTCCTTGCAATGGAGTTGGTATCTTACTCAAGAACGGAAACATCAGATGTAAAAATCACGGTGGTAAATCTACAGGACCAAGAACAGAATTAGGAAAACAAAAATCATTACGAAATTTAAAACAGTACAGAGACAATGAAAGCTTTAACAATCAGTGAAGATACAAAACAAGACATCATACAAGAATTGATGCTTGGAACTCCACTGACTAAAATTTGCCAAGCTAAAGATAAGCCAAGCCTTGCAACATTCTATCGTTACCTTGCTAAGCATAAAGATTTTGCAAATGATATAGCGACTGCCAGGAAGGCAGGAGCGCAAACATTATTAGACCGTATGATTACTGAATTAGATAATGCAGATAATAAAAATATTATGGTCGTAAGAGAGAAGCTGCAACATTATCGTTGGCTGTCTTCTAAACTTTTGCCAAGCATCTACGGAGACAAGCAAGAGATAGTTACTGATAATAAGATTGAGATAACCTGGAACACTAACGCTAATACAAATACAAATACAATTGAAGCGAAGGTGATTGAATAGTTCCGTAGCAGCAACATTGAGTTGTCTGGTTATTGCGTCATGGAGTACGGAATGAAATAGTTCTGCACCATATCTGCACCAAGTCTTTTAGTTTTATTGAATTTATTAGTTAGAGTTATTGCCTAACAAGCAATTGACCATCAAAAAGTACAGAAAAGTAAACAGAAACCTAAAAAAAGACCAACACCTCAAAATCTGGGTGACGGCTCTATACGTATATTATTCCGATGAAAGACACTGACAAACTCAAAGACAAATTCAAAGAAGTGAACGCAGTTACATTTACCACATACGGTAAACAATTAGTAATGTGCTTCTCAGGTTTTGAAGACGAAGAGGACCTAAAAGAGTTTGCAGACTTTGTATTTGCTAAAATTAAGATGCAATACAATCATCAAGAAGAACCACCGCAGTTTCACTAATGAAAATAGTTATTCCTTACACTCCAAGGAAACAACAAGCATTTGTTCACCAGGAGTTAGATAAACATAGATACGCTGTTTTATGCTGCCATCGTAGATGGGGTAAAAGCGTAATGCTCATTAATCACTTAATCAAGTGTGCAATGACATCAACAAGACATCAACCTCGCTATGCTTATTTAGCTCCAACGTATTCGCAAGCTAAAAAAATTGCCTGGGATTACATCAAGCAGTTCGCTGGAAAAATACCTGGTACAAAGTTTAATGAAACAGAGTTACGAGCAGATTTTCCAAATGGTGCACGTATCATGCTGTTGTCATCTGAAAATCCAGATAGTTTAAGAGGACTGTATTTAGATGGAGCGGTAGTCGATGAGGCTGCGCAAGTAAAGCCAAGTGTAATTGATGAAGTGATAACACCTGCGCTTTCAGACAGAAAAGGTTTTTTATATATCGTTGGAACTCCCAAAGGTATGGGTAATCTTTTTTATGATTACTATCAAAAGGCACAAGCAGATGAGAAATGGTTTCTTCACATTGCTAAAGCCTCTGAGACCAAACTGATAGACCAAGAAGAATTAGACAATGCTCTAAAAATAATGGGTGAGTCTAAATACCAACAAGAGTACGAAAGTTCTTTTATTGGAAATATCCAAGGTTCAATCTACGGAGAAATCCTAACTCAGTTGGAAGATAAAAAACAAATTACTCGTATTCCTTATGACCCAGCATACCCAGTCAGTACAGCATGGGATTTAGGATACAACGACCACAACGTTATTATCTTTTTCCAAAATAACGGATTAGCAGTGAACGTGATTGATTATTATGAAAATAAGAATGAAGCGTTACCGCATTATGTCCAGGTGCTAAAAGAAAAAGATTATGTTTATGATAATCATTATGCACCACACGATATTGAAGTTACAGAATTTTCAACGGGCCGTACCCGCAGAGAGGTTGCTTACCAACTCGGAGTAAAGTTTAGAGTTGTTCCAAAGATTAGTTTGGAAGATGGCATACACTCAACAAAGATGCTGCTTCCTCGATGCTACATTGACGTTGATAATTGTACTAAGCTCATAGATGCACTTAGACATTATCATCGTAAGTATAACGAGAAAGAGCGTATTTATAATTCTAAACCTGTTCACTCTTGGTCCAGCCATGCGTGTGATGCGTTTAGAACTCTAGCAGTTGGTTTAAAAAATTTAAATCCAATGGCTGCAAACCGACAACAACAACACGAAACAAATTACGAGGTATTATAATGGGAAGTATTTTTTCACCAAAGATGCCAGCTCCACCACAAATGGTGATGCCTGAGCCTGATGATGTTCCTTCTGCTGAAGATGAAGCAAGAGAGAAACAGGAATTAGAAGACGCAAGAAGAAGAGACAGAAACCGTAAAGGCAGACGTTCTACTATTCTTACTGGCACAGGCTTAGATGATGTGGCTGATGAAAATATTAAAAAGAAAACTTTATTAGGAGGCTAATATGGGTGGCAATCCGTTTAAAAATAAACCAGCTCCACAACCAACACCAAAGAGTGAAGAGCAGCCAAAAGTACAAGCACAGATGGACGCTCCAAAAGATGATGATGTAGAAGCTCAGCAATCATTAGACAGAAAAAGAAAAGCGAGACGTTCTACAATTTTAACAAGTTCTGTTGGAGCAAACGAAGATGTGATGCTCGGCTACAAAACTTTACTAGGATAATTTAATGCAATCACAAGAATACAGAAATCTTTCATCTTCTCTAAAAGATAATTTATCTAGGCTTATGGAATTAAGGTCCACGTGGGAAAGCCACTGGCAAGAAGTATCGGACCTGGTACTACCAAGGAAAGCTGAAATAACTAAAGAGAGGCAAAGAGGCGACAAACGTAACGTACAAATATTTGATGCAACGGCTGTTCACGCCTTAGAGTTATTAGCAGCTTCATTACATGGTATGCTGACTTCTTCCGCTAATAGGTGGTTTTCTCTACGTTTCAAAGAAACTCCTTTAAACGAAAACGATGAAGCAAAAGAATGGTTAGAAGATGCAACAGAGCGAATGTATGTAGCGTTTGCTCGTTCTAATTTTCAACAAGAAATATTTGAAAGCTATCACGACTTAATTGCTTTCGGTACTGCGTGTTTATTAATTGAAGAAGATAAAGAAGATATACTTCGTTTCTCTTCTAGACATATCAAAGAATTATTTATTCAAGAAAACGAAAAAGGTTTTGTTGATACGGTATATCGAAAATTTAAAATGTCAGCGCAAGCTGCTGCTGCAAAATTTGGATTAGAAAATTTATCAAAAGAAATAAACGATACGGTAAAAAAGAAACCGTTTGAAGAATTTGAATTTGTTCATGTTGTCAAACCAAGAAGAGAATATGACGAAAAGAAAATTGATAAAAAGAATATGCCGTTTGAAAGCATATACTTTGAATATAAATCAGGACACATTATTTCAATTGGTGGCTTCAAAGAATTATCATATGTCGTACCACGTTATTTAAAAGCTTCGACAGAAATCTACGGCAGAAGTCCTGCAATGAAC